ACTTGCATTGCATCTAAGTCAGAAGTATAAGCTCCACCTACTGAACCAGTGATCCAGTTTTTGAATCTTCTATCTTCTGTTTCAGAAGCTCTATATCTTACGTGTAAGAAAGGTCTTCTAATATTAGACCCTAACATTTGATCGTATACTGTTGAAGTTCCAGCAGGAACTAAAACACCATCAATAGCTTTGTCCATACCTCTAGTAGAAGCATCGTTTAAGTATTTCCAGTCAGTTTTGTAAAAGTCATAAGAACCTCTTCTAAAACCAGAGAAACCAAAGTTAAGTGCCATTTCAGCTTCGTTGTCAAAAAGACCATAAGAAGCAGAAGCAGTAGAAGCATAACCTCCACCTGCCATAGCAGCAATCATATCATCAAAATCTAAAGCAGTAGCTCTCGATAAGAATAACATGTTTTCTTCAATAGCACCTTGCTTATCTAAGTTTTTAAGAATTTCATCAAAATCACCTAATGCACCGTTACCAGGTGATGCAGCTCCTGAAAAGCCAGAGTAAATATTACCTCTTTTTTCGATAGCAGCAAACATACCTTCAGTACCTAATATATCGTCGCCGCTTAACGAAGTGGCAGTACCATTGTCGTCAGCTTCAACACCTTCAACCATCATCATTTCAAGATAATCTTCAAAACGTAATCTAGTTTCAGATTCAGATTTTAAATACCATAAGTATCCAGAAGTTCCGTCTTCAGTTGCAACTTCAACCCACCCAATTTGAGCAGTATCAGAACCATTGATTTCGTACTTATCTTTGATAATTACAGGTCTATTAGAAAACTGAGTGAAAGATGGTTCAATAGAACCGTCCATTCCAGGAGTACCTTTTTCAAATTCAGAACCATAAACAAACATATTTACATTTGTTCCACTTGTTAAAGCACTAGGTAACGTATCAGATCCGTATACTTTACATTTAAACTTAGAATCACTACTAGTTAGTTCAGTTACATAAACTTTAGCAGTAATTAAACCACCGTCAGATAATAAAACTGTTTGTCCTTTTCTAATAGCAATTTTTGATAAATTACTACCACCTGGGCCTGTTCCAGTTAATAATGGTGCAACTTCGTATATGTCGTTAGTTGGTGATCCAATAGCAGTAGCTAATTTTTTGTAAGCTACATGAAGTCTGTTTTGCTCTGACCAGATAACTTGATCTGATGTCATTGGCATCTCAGCTCCAACCATTCTCAAGAAACCAGATAATGTTCTGTTTCCGTATCTTTCTACTTCTGCTTCATACAATTCCGGTAGGTACTGTTGAGCGAAGTTATTCATGTTTTGTCCAGAACCTGTGCTTGATCCATCAAAGGATAAAAAGTTTGACTCTAAAGCCATTCTTTGTTGAGCAGGAACTATGGACGCGGGGAATGCCCCTCCAGATAAACTCATAATTTAGTTTTTAGTTTTTGTTTTTTCTTTTTTGTATTTTCAGTTTAGAACTATCAACACCATTAACAGCTTTTACTCTAAGTCCGTTTATAAATATCGCTTCATTGTTTTGAGGACGAGAAGCTGCATCTATATTCTTAGACTTATTAACTATATTTTTAATTCCATCGGCTCTGCCTTGTTCATAAAAATGCTTAGCTAATGTGTCAGCGTTTTGAGCAGCATACAAAGCTTTGTGATAACCTTTTAAATCTTCTATTTGGCCTTCTTCGTTTAAGAACTTCTTAACCACGGCTTGTAATTCAGATTGTTTTTGTATCACATCTTCAGTATTGTTAACTCCATAATTGAATTTTTTATCTCCTAAGTTAAACTCAAAACCTTTGAAATCCTTAGAAAAATATTCTTTTGTGTTTTTAACAAACTGTTGTTTTTGCTCATTTAAGTGTTGTTGTTTTTCACTGTATCTATTGAAAAAGTCTAGAGCCTTTTGTTGATCTTCACTAACACGAGGTTTCAACTTGACTTCCTCATAGTATTTATTTTTAGTGTCTTCTAAAAATTTTCTAGCTTTTGCAATTTCTTCTTTTTTCGCTAATTTCTTTTTACGGATATCGCGATCTTCATCCACTTCTTCATCATAATGAAAATTGTCTTCCATAATAAAGTCAACTTCTTCTGAATTAAGATGTGGTTTAGTATTTTTATAATATTCTCTAAGTAGATAAGTTTCGTCTAAACTAGAGTAATCTTGATTTAACCTTACATAATCTTGTAATGAACCACCAGTGTCTTCCATGAAGTCTACAACTTTTTTTAGATCAGTTGGTAACTCTACTATTCTTTCTTTTTTAGGTTCTTCTTGTGTTACTTCTTCTTTAGCTTTAATTTCCTCAACCTCTTCATTAACAATTTCTGATATTGGACTGTCTTGTATTGTTTCTTCGTTTTTTATTTCAACTTTAGTTACAGTTTCTTCTTCTTTGTTTTCATTTTTTTTAGATAAATCTACTTTTACTATAGGCTGCTCACCAACAAGATTTTTTGGTTTTTTCTTAATTTTAAATTCGCCTTGAGTTAATTCACCCCCAGCTGTTTCTTTTATTTCTTCTGACATAATATAATATAATAATTGTTTTTAATTATACAACACCTTCTGGCATCGCATTACCTTCAGCTCCTGCTTGATTAAAATCAATAGGAGGTAAGTTCATTTTTCTTTGGTTAATCATTTCACTCTGTTGAGAACCTTCTTGTCTAGTTCTTTCATCTTTTCTATCTTCAATTAATTTTTCTTTTTCAACCATTCTGTCAACTTCCATTTGTTTTAATTCTAAATCAAACTTATGTTGCATCTCCATTAATTGTCTTTTTATTACAGCTTCTTGCTCCATTTTCTTTATAGCAAAAGTATTTTTACCTTGTTCTATTTGAAGTTCAGTTTCAGCCATTGCTTGTCTTTTCTGAACCTCAGCCATAGCTGTTCTTTCAGCTGTTTCAGCTTGTGCATTAGCTTGCGCTTGTATTTGAGCTTGTTGATTTTCTTGATCTTGTTTTGCTTTTTGTTTTCTTTTAAATTTTAATACCTGATTGGCTAATTTTAAATTTCTTATTTCTCTTAATTCTATAGCATCTTCTAAATCAATACTTCCCTGCTGTATCGATGCTTGTATATTTTGCTCCAACATTTGCTTTTCTTCTTCATCAGGTGTTAACTCTAGATATATACCAAACTCATATAAGTTCAAACTGTACATTTCTTGAAGTGTACCAACATTGAAAGAACTAATACTAGATTTTAACGCTTCTTTAGTTAATGGGTATTCCAAAGCATCAGATATTCTAAAAGATATATTCTCACAAGTTTTAGCTGACAGGTATAAACTAGCTTGTATTATATGTTTAGTTGCAGTATTAGAATTAGCGGCGGCAAGTTTTTGTAAACCAACTAAAGATTTTTCATTAGGCATACTACCATCTCTAGCTTCATTTAGTCCAGTTACATCTCTTAGCATTTGAAGATAATACTGATACGTTTGAATTAAGCTTTGCATTTTTTGTCCACCACTTGAACTTTGTAGCTCTTGTATAGGTACTTTACCTGGATTAGCGCCACCGTCTTGAGTCATAGATCTACCAAGTATACTACCAGTTTGGAAATACATATTTAATGCTTCTGCTGGGTTGTAATTTGTACCATTTCCTAAGTCAACCTCAGCTAATCCATCCACGTCTAGAAAAACACCGTCTGGAACTGTTCTAGCTAATACTTGTTGTAGCTTCAAATGTGTTAACTGTATCATGTCGGCAAAACCAGTCATACGCCCTACCAAAGACTCTATTCTACCTTTGTACATTTTAGGAGCACATATGTTATAATTCATATTAACCTTTACTATGTTAGCATCTGGTCTAACCATGTTTCTAGCTAACTCCCATTTTAACATCATCTCATGACCAAGTATTTTAGCTCCTTCATATAATACTTCTATAGATCTATTAACTCTATCGAAATTATCATTTTTAGGTGGATTAAAAGTATCTGCTTTTTCAATAGCTTTTTCTAAACCATTAGCCCCTTGTTTTATTTTAAAAACCTGATCGTGATATGTTTTATACTCAAAATATAAAACTGCTATGCTATTACCATCTCTTCTACCATTAAACTGATAGTTGTAAGATTCACTTCCTGGGTATTGTTGTATGGTTTTTAACTCTTCCTCTGTTAATTGAGGAAATTCTTTTTTTATCTCTGCTAAACTTATGTATTTAACTTCACCTACATACCATAAATCTTGAAAATTTGGATCAGTAGTATATGAATAAACTAAATTAGCAGGATCAACGTAGTCTACAGTGACTCCTTCAGATAAGTTGAAGTTAGTTTTAACAGCTCCTATACCTAGTATAACTAAGTCCTCAGCTATTCTTCTTCTAGTTAAATGATATTTATTGAAAGCTAAAGTGTTATTTATAGCCTCTTCTTCAGCTATCTCTATAGACTGCTTATATGTAAGCTGCATATGCACGTCAAGTTCTTCTTTGTTTTGTGGTAACTCTTCAGGATTTGCCGTAGAGTAAAGATTCATTCCAGACACTTGTTGTATTTGATCTATCAACTCCTTAGCTTGTATATCTCTTAGTATAGCCTCTGCATATTCAGTTCTTTCTTGCATTGACGCTGGATCTTGAGCGTACGCTTTAACATCGTAAAGCTTATTATCCATACCGTTTACAACTATGTCTACAAACTTTGGTATAATAGGTACTGGTTTCCAATCTAAGTTTAAGTAACTTAAATCACCGTTGATAGCTAACTCGTCTTTATATTTTTGAACCGATTGTTCACCTCTAGCATATAGTCTTAAATTTCTGAATGTATTGTAATTAGTGTTAAACCTACCTGAAACACCTGATCTAGTACCACTAAACCAATCTCCTTCTATAGCTCTACCAACTTGCCTACCGTACTCTATGCTATCTTTTACCTCTGCAGGTACTACCTGGTCAGGAAACGAACTGCCATTATAAGTTTGTATTTGCATTTATTTTATTATTTGTGATAAACTTCCGTCGTTGTTATATTTTTTTATACCAAAGTCGATATTTTTTCTAACTCTTTCTGCAACAGGTCTATACTTGTTTTTGTTGCAAGCCATTATTGCTAAACCAGAACTTATAGTTGCATCATATTTCGTTCTGTTATTTATATCGAACTGTGCCCAATCTTCTAATGTTCTTTGAAAATACATGTCTCCATACCTACCTTCACAATCTCCAACATATTCTGCAATATAGCTTTCTATAGCGGCTGCGTGAGATTGTTTAATATCTTCACTTGAGTTTGGTATACCGCCTATTTCTTTCTCTGTTGTTGACAACTTGTTCCATATTTTATCCGGTCTATTCATACTGAAACCTCTGTATCCTCTTCTTTTAAAATAGTATAATAATCTGGGTTTATTATTTTCACATAATAAAGGCATTCCATAGAACACACAGGCCATAAGCACATCTTCAAAGAATATCTCTGCTGTTTGAGGTCTAGCTATATATTCTAAGAAAAAATGATTAGGTGGTGCGTCTTCCATAGAAAACTTAGTCAATCCATGAAGCGATCCATTAGAGCCTTTGCCGTCGACAGTACCACTAATATCATAAGAGTCACAACCAAATGCTCCGATATGATCATTTCCAGGGTATTTAATTCCATTTCTTATTATTACATTATTTTGTATATTTCTATTAGGTACCCAAGAAATTAAGAATCTACCATCTCTATTAGGAACAAAAGAAACTCTAGTATCTTTAACACCATTTTCCCATATTAAGCTACCTTTAGTAGTTGCTGATAGATTATTTAACTCTTCATTGTAATCTATCTGTTGATATATTCTAGTTAAATTGAATAAACTATTTTTAGTCTCATCTCTAAACGCGTGAGCTTCAGTTCTTGGAAACTGTCTATAGTATTCATTTAAACTGTCTTGATCGGATTTTAAACCATCAACTTCATTATCCCAGTGCTCTATTACTCCGATTGTAATTGGTACACCATCTCTTCCGACTGTTTTATTTTTTGGCGTAGTGAATACAGGTAATCCAAAAGTATCCATGAATCCTTCGTAGTTCCATTCCATAGGGATGAAAAGAGAATACAGTCCGCTAGATGTTTGTCCGTTTTTATTTCTTTTTGTAACGTCTGAATTGTAGTAGAGTTTTTTAAAGTTGTTTCCACCTTTGTCTAATGCGTTTGAAGTTGAGCCCATCATACATTTACCTACGATCCTACGACCTAGCCTTAATGTAGTTTTTGTAACTCTCCAGTTGTTTAATATATTATCAGGTCTTTCCCACTTACCACTTTCATCATGAGCTAGTATCTTTAGTTTTTCACCATCATAAGAGTTATCTCCTGTATTTTTCCAGTCTATAGTTGTATCTAATCCTTCTAGTTCAGCTAGTTTAACGTTGTCGTCTAGTTTACGTCTAGTAAGCTTCGAAGCGGGTACTCTATATGCCAGTTCGGTCTTAGGACGATCCATACCGTCTTGGATTGGCTTGAAAAAAAACGGATAGTTAACGGATATCGGGACAACTTTATCTGTGAACATTTTTTTAGCATCTGCTCCAGATTTAGAAAGGATACCGAATCTTGCATCTGAAGATATAGTTGCTTGGTTAACAAGTTCTGCTGATGACATAAAGGAGAAACCAGACCGTCTGTTTTTAAGGTAACACATTCCATAACATCTGCTATCGGCTTTACATGCCTCCCAAAAGATGAAGAATAATCTGTTTGCTTCTCTATAGTCTGGAGCTCCAACGTCAATTTTTGACCACTGCAAATACATGTAATGAGTACCAGTGATGTAAGTAGGCATACCGTTATTAAAAAACCAGTAACCGTCTGATCTACGTTTAAATTCTTCATCTATATAATCGTACCATTCTTCTTTAAAATCTGATGGATATTCATCCCAGTCAAATCTGCTTTTAATTCTTTTTAATTCTTTAGGGTATTCCGCTTGTTCCCAGTATTGTTCCTTTTTGCTTTCGCTTCGTTTAAGCGGTTTATCGACTGCTGGTAAAGCAATCCTGAGATTTTGAATTTCAATGACCTGTCCAATCTTGCCTGTTTTACTAATTACAATAAAATCATAATCAGGGTTATAACCATACTCCCATTTTTTATATCTATTATTTTTAGATAATATTTTAGGATTTATATAATCTTTTAATTCTTGCCATAAACTCACTTGCTACGCCCTTCTGCAAAACCCCTAAAAGATCTTTCTTCTTTCTTCTGTTTAGGTTTTTCACTTAACATCTCTTCTTCTTCATTTATTTTGGTTAGTATCTCAAAAGCATCCATTATAGCTAACTTCTTAGTAGCGGCAGCATTTTTAAGTCTGTCAGCACTTACATCATCGTCTGAATCTACGATCTTTTCTTTAGCTACCTTTATTAACTCTTCAATTGCTTTTTGCCCAGCTTGGATTATTTTCTTCTTCGTTTCCTTCGTATTCATGAGTTACGGCTATATCATTAGATTTCATACAGTAGAGGCGTTCTCCTTCTACAATAAACTCAAACTCTGAGTTGGGAGTAAATATTACAAGTGCTCCAGGTTTTAATCCTACAGCTTCTAAAGACTTATTAGAATATTTTAATATACCAAAGTAATCTTTTTCTTTTTTATTGTATAGATTGTTTATTTCCTTTATAGGTTTTACAAAACAATAATCAAGATGACAAGTTAAATTATACATATACAATTGGCTTAAATCACAAAAATATAAATCATCTTTAAAAAAAGTTGAAGAATTTTTTTCCTTGCCTTTCATATCATAATACCTTCTAAATATATTATGATGAACATAAACTGTATCTCCACATCTAATGTCAGTATCAAAAGCAGCTGGAGTAGATACAACAACCGCTTTTTTACTAACAAACTTATGATCTTCAATACTTGTGTTTATAATAAGTTCTTTATCATCTACTTGCCTAACATTGTCATACCTATCTCTATATGGTTTAACAATAAATTGATATAAACTTTTCATTAATATTTTAAATCAAATTCAACTGCAATAGCCATATTTGAATTAAATTTTTTCCAAGGTAATACTTCTTGATTTTTTTTAATATAAATCAAATATTCACCATCTTTTTCGGAATTAATTATATCGCAAATAGTATGTCCTCCATAAACTTCTTGACCAACAGAATAATGCATTGCATCATTTTTGTAATCAGAACCTATACTAATTTTTCTTATAATATTAGACATCTGCTTTTTCTAGCTCTTCTATTTTGGAATAAGAACCATCTTCAAGATTTATATTTACTTGTCCGTATTCTTCTTCTAAGACTTTTTTAAAATCTTCTACTTCCTGATTTACGACACTCATCTCATGAAGCATAGCATGTTTTCTTGCTTCTACTACACCAACCTCGGTTAAAGCCTTGTTTAATCTAGTTTGTTGATCTATTATTGTGTCTAAATGTTCTTTTTTAATTTTACTCATTTTATTTAATTTAATTTATATTGTTGTTATTACTAATATCACTTGTTTTATTTATGTTTTAAGCTTTTTCAGTTGCGTTTATCTTTATTAATACAGAACCAGTGGTACCTGATTGATTAGCTATGCTAGTTATCCAGCCAAATGTGTTAGAACTTCTACCACGTTGATCCGAAGATGTTGCAGCGGAATCGCATTTACCATCTCCACCCGTTGCTCCTTCTTCTACAAAAGAACCTATAGGTGGATTATTTTGACCGAAATAATCGCAGTCAGTTATACCAGATGTTTTAAACGATACAAAATCACCTATGGTTTTTCCTCCAGTTTGCGATGCAGATCCAAATAATGTGTTATATGTTACCCCGATCATTTGTTCAGCGTCAGTTGAATCATTAGCTGATCCTTCTCCTGTTTCTAAACTTTGTGTCATTGAATCATTTGTATACCATTTGTTTTCAAAACCTCCGCTATCGGCATACCATTGTGAAAATTCAGCACTTAAAAAACATCCATTGTAGTAAGTTGATCCAGTAGATATATCTGGATTTTTTGCCCATCTCATTACTCCCTCTAAACCTCTATCTATAACACCTTGCCCATCCTGCAACAATCTAGGACTTGTATTTTTATAAGCAGTTCCGTAATCAACAGCAGATTGAAGTCTCTGTATCTGGTCATGTGTTCTTATTCCCCAATGATTAAAATTTGTATAACTCATATTATGATAATTCTATTGTTTGTAATGCAATCCACAATAAATCTCCTTCATCACCAGCTTCCATAGCTAAACCTATTGCTCCTCCTCCAGCTGATGTAGCAGCGTCAAATGTTCCAGCCGTAGAATCTATTTTTGCTAATCTTCCGACGGCTACATCATCTCCACATATTGCTTGAACTTTGCCACAGTGAGCAACTGGAACAAATCCATTAACAGACGCTCTTGTAGCAACTCCTACAAATCTTTCTCTAAAAGTTGTAGTGGCTAAGCCAACTTCTCCATTAGCGTCTTCTGTCGATATTAAATTTCCTTTTGAAACTGAGCCTGGTGAAGATGCCACTTTATAACATATACACCTTTCGTCCATCCAAACTCTTCCATTGTATATTTCTAACATTTTAGTGTCAGTATTAAAAACTGTAGATCCTTCAGGAATTTTTGGAGATGTTGGTATTGCATCTATTTGAGCTTCTGTTAAGGCTCCGTATGTATAAGGTAATGCTTGATAACTCATATTAATAAGTTTCTGCAGCAGTTCCCCAAACACAAATTAACGCTCCATTTGTAGTTGTGGGTGTTGCAGCTGTTGAGGTAATTATATCATAATCAAGGTCTATAGCTTTTCCCATAGCACCTGCTTTATATTGTGTGCCTGTTACTGGAGGCGGAACATTAGTTATTTCACCAGATGAATTAATTGTAGAATATATAGCTTGTTGTCTTGTAAGCGTTACACTTCTTTTTATTGGCCAAGCGCCTGATAAGGCAACTGTAGCAAAACTACCTTTTCCATCTGCTGGTTCTAAAGCCACACCCATAGGTGTTTGAGCTTCATCAGTGTTTGAAGCTTTTTCAACTATTGGTCTCGCTCCTGGACTTGGTGATGGTTCTTGTTCTAGTAACGGTTGGCATACAAATTCACCTATATCCCACCCGTTAGAATCATTACAATAACACAAATATATACCTGTACCTATCCAATGAGCTCCATAAACAAGAGATCCACCTTGATCAAAGTCATACCATGTTAGCAATTTGTAGTTACTAATAGCATTGCTATTGTGTGTATATTGTATTTTACATAATACAGTGTCACCACTAACTAGGGTTGGATTCCAATAATTAGAAGCTCCTACTGTAGTTCTGTTCAGAGCAAATATCTGGTTATATGTTTTAATACCGTGATTAGTACCGCCTGTGTTGTTAAATGTATAGCTCATGTTATTTAATCCACCAGTTTGAACCATCTGAAATAACTTCGTAGTAAGTACCAACAGAAGCTAAAGGTAAACCGTTTGTTGTTCTATTAGTTCCATCTATAGTTTGACTACTAATCGTTTTAATAACAACAGTGTCATCCACACTGTTTTGAGCAGCATATTTAACACCTATTATTTTTCCGCTATTACTAGCAGCTGTTGGTAATGTTATAACTATATCAGCTGTAGTTGAAGATGTTGTAACTGTATATAAAGTATCAACAGCAGCTGGACTAAGAGTAGCTGACGTTTGAGCTGTTACAGCTGATGGAAAACCACCACCTGAACTACCAGAAGCATTAAGCGTTATAGTACTAGCTCCTGATTGATTAGTAGTAAAACTACCACCACCAGTTAAACCTGTTCCAGCCGCTATAGTTACAGTAGTGTTATTAGCACTAACTTTAGCATTGTTAGCTGTTATATCAGATGCTTGTTGAGTAGTAATACCTACCTTAGCTGTGTTAGCTGTAATCTCATTAGCTTGAGCAGTTGTTATACCTACTTTAGCTGTGTTAGCTGTGATTTCATTCGCTTGCGCTGTAGTTATTCCAACCTTAGCCGTATTAGCAGTTATCTCGTTTGCTTGTGCTGTAGTTATTGTAGTAGTGTCACCAGCTAGAGCCGTGGTTGAAGAAGTTCCTATTTGTAAAAAACCCGTAGCTGTTAAACTAGCTAAACCACCGTTTCTAGTTAATGTTAAAGTACCAGCTGAATAAGATGCTCCAGTAACATAGTAATTATCATTAGTGTCTGAAGGAGTAGCTATCCACTGACCTTCTCCTGACGCATTAATTTCTAATATTCTACCTCCTGTGCTATATGCGGATTGAATAGCTATCTTATTTGGCAGCTGCATGGTATAACTTACAGCTGTATTAGAAGCGTGATCAGGACCTATAATATCTACGTAATGATTATTTTGTTGACAATTAATTCTAAGTCTACCTTGAAAAGATGATCCATTACCTGTTAATTGAAGAGCGTGGTTAATTGTTTTGGCTACAGTAACTCCTGATTGCTTTAGTTCAACTTCACCAGCGGTTCCACATACTATAGCTTGAGTATTATCTGTTGTTACTTCAAATTTGTCATCTGCCGTAAAGCCAATGAAAGTATCCGTTGGACTTTGTGTATGAGTTATCTTATTTTTTATTCTAATATCAGAAGAATCAATAGTTACCACAGGATCTGCGTCAGATGTTTGAGATATAGCAGAATCTCCAAGAGCTGTAGTTGTACTAAATATCGGTAATGTTAAGGCAGTTCCAGAGCCCGTAACAGTTCCACTGCCTTTGTTGTTAAATGTATTCCAATCGGTGCTACTTAAGTAACCATCTGTATTAGTATCAGACTGTGTTATATTTAAAGCAGGAGTTGTAGTTCCATTAGAAACCGTTAAAGGAGCACTTACAGTAACTTCTGTTACAGTACCACTTCCAGTCGCGTAGTTAGGTATATTTAACACTCCACTACTTAAAGTAGCAACACCAGAAGTTCCACTAGTTGTTAATGATGTTACTATACCATCTCCAACACCAGCGCCTATCAAATTTCTTATTTCAAGACCAGTTACTCCAGTAGCTAAACTAGGAGATCCACCGCCTGAAAATATAGCAGGTTCTGCAAAAGCTGTTTTATTGTTAAACGTATTCCAATCTGTAGATGTTAAATAACCACTATCACTTGTATTAGCTTGAGGTATACCAATTGTTCCTGAACTAGTTATGGTACCACCTGTTAAAGGTGAGCTAGCTATTATTTGAGTTACCGTCCCTGTGTTATCTGTTTTGTTATTGAAGGTTGTCCAATCAGTAGATGTTAATGCTCCTCTATTACTAGCCGACGCACTTGGCACATTTAAAGTTATTACAGGAGTAGTATTGCTATTAACGACTGTGCTTGTTAGATCTGTACCAACAGTACCTAAAGTTAAAGCAGACACGCTTGTAACTGTTCCACTACCACTACTACCACCAGGTATAGTAACTGTTACATCGTTAGAACTATTTGTAGCAGTTACTCCTGCACCTACAAAATTAAAGCTAGTAACACCAGATGTTATCTGAGTTCCTTCATCTTTAACCGCTATGCTCGTACCACTACCTGTTGTAAACGATAAATTAGTATTATTTGATTGATTAGCTGAAAAGGTGGTCGGTGTGCCATCTACAGTTATAGTTAATGTACCATTACCTACAGTTGGTAAAGAAGACGATGTTATATATCCAGCTCCGTTAGTAAGCTGGTTGTTATTTGTAATAGTATTAGTAAACGTTATAGTTTTATCAGAGGGTTGATTTAAAGTAAAGTTGCCTCCACCAGAAAGACCTGTGCCTGGACTTAAAGTTATAGTATTATTGTTTACAGTTGGAAGTGTAGGAAAAGTAGTTAAGTTACCAGCACCGTTTATATATTGGCTTGAGCTACCTTGAGGTGCTATACTTATACTAGGTGTTGTAGTCGCATTAGTTACTGTAGCTGTGTAAGCCGATCCACTTATAGAAGCTGATACTGTAGTTACTGTACCTGAATTACTTGTTTTGTTATTAAATGTATTCCAGTCAGTGCTACTTAAATATCCATTTGAAGATGTAGTAGCTTGTGATATAGAAACAACAGGTGTGCTTCCGGAAGTTACAGATATAGGTGCTGTTCCAGTTATTGTTGTTATAGTACCATTAAGTACACTAGCTTTTAAGTTAGCTCCAGATATCTTAACATTACCACTACTATCATAGCCTGCTAAACCTACTACATCTAAGATATCACTTTTAGGGATAAATACACTATTATCACTTATTTTTGCATTTGCCATTTATATATTGTTTTGAAGACCTACTAAGTCAGTGTTTTGTTGTAACTCAACTAAAAATAAAGAGTTCTCTAGTTCAATGAAAGATGTTGGTGGAATAGGAGGTGGCGTAGGCGTTCCTTGACCAGGTAAGTTTCTAACTGCAGGAACGACATACGTTAAACTAATCATCATAACTATAAGTTTAAGACCACTCTGAAGTAGCTATTAATACATTGTGTTGGTTGTAATTAAGCGTTTGTAAAGGCACTATAGAGCCGTCTCTTATAAACGTAGGTTTACTACTCCAAGATATTATAAACTTACTATTATCATTAGACTTTAAAGCGG